CCGTGTGACAACTCGTCAAACAAGCTGTCATCACCATTAATTAGATATGATAACGCATGAGCAGCATTACCCATATCTTTCATCATGCCCAATACAGCATCCAAATCATTATCCCCTTTAAGGCCGGAAAGATAATACCCCGCTCCGGCTATTTTGTGTATTGTAGGTGGGGATATCATATAAACTTTACCGTTTATAACAGCCGTTCGGAAATCCATGCCAAGCACGGCACTACTTACAATCTTTGCAGCATTCTTTTCCATAAAACAAATAAAAAAAGGCGGTGGGCTTTTATTTGTTCCACCGCCAACCATCATAATACAACAACTGCCAAATCATATTTTATGACCCAGTGGAATCAACGGCTTCACCATCAAACCAATATTCATCGCTGACACCCTCCGTATTGTTCTCCATCGCCACGGCCGTAACACCAAGACCGATATTCTTCTCCACCATGTTTGACTTTCCTACGATACCGGCATTTGTGAAAACAACGTAGTTACCTGTTTTAGTTTTACCAACAACAGCCATATATATAAGCTCAGGTGTCTCGGGGGATTCCCATCCGACAACAGTCTCGCCGGACTTTACAACCTTACCGCCCTGCAATGCGACTTTGTCTTCAAACGCATATTCGCCCATGGTGAACGTTATTGTTTTCGTTCCTCCGTCCGTAACATCACGGTAATACGTCTTACCTGTCAACTCATTGATATAATCTTGAACCGAAGGATCATCCTGCGTATATCCCCATGTGTCTTGATGGGAGTTCTTCACCTCCTTTGCCGTTTCAAGCCATGTTTTCAGGCTCTGCGGTGTCATTGCTGCTTCAATGGACTTACCGTACCATATCTGCTTTATACCTATAAATGGTTTCATTCTTACTATTTATTTAACATTTAACACTTCAAATAATATTCTCACATTCACATAATGACATTTCAGCTCCTCGTCTTCCTCCATGCCTATTGATTCAATCGAATAGTAATAAGCAGTACCGTCATAAGAACTTGTCACATCGTCCAACAGTGCAACAGCTTTTCTTTCAAGCTCGTTTATCCGGATTGTGTTGGCTTCATTCTCGCTCAAATCAGGAACACAAAGGTTTACTTCTACAAAAGACTTCTTCCAATATGTTTCCGGCTGCTGCGGTTTGGAATGTATGACAATTCTTTCAGACTTCAATTCGCCTGTAAGCGTTTCTCCGTCAGGTACAATGTCTATCCCGAAAACCTCGCAATCCCGATAGATAATGTTTGCTATGTCGGTAGGCGTTATCATTCAAATTCTTCCTTTAATTGTTTCTCCGCATGAATGGCGGCACTACTCAAAACATCATAACCTTTCGATTCTACCTTGGAAGCGTACTGATAGCCGTTCGGAGCTGTTGCATCGTTGTATAGCATCAAACTGTCTTTATCCACATCATATTTATTGGATGTTCTCAAAGTTAGTGTGTGGTCTTGGTAATCGCCATGTTCCTCTGCGTACTTTACGGCTTCATCGCCCACATCAATCATCTTCTTTTCAACCTCCCATTCTCCTTTATTGAAGAAATCATCAACATCGGAGAAATCAAAATCTACATCCATAATTCCGAATAGTTAAAGTAGTTAGTACCCTTCACCATATAGACCTTGCCTTGTCCTCTCACGTCCTCACCATCCATACAACGGATTTCATCACCTGCTTTGATGGTTGTACACTTCTCGCATACCACATGGTAATTGGGCCGGTACACCTCGCCATTTTCTGATTTAAACTCCTTAATGGTGTTGTCATCACAACGGCACTTACATACTTCCTGCCAGTCCCCGCCACCAGTTCCAGGAATCGGTCTTCCGAACTCATCCTTTTCCAGTGGTGTGATTACCTTTACCTGTAATATGTGCGGAGTATAATACATACTACCATCTGTTTGTACAGTCCACAATCATTGATATATCAAGCATGCCTAAGACATCGTCGTTGGGTTTAACGCCCCATTTTCGGCAGATCCATAAGTAATATCTACCAAGATTACTAAAGTCCCATGACATGGAAAAGCCGTTTTCATTAACAGACTTAATTTTTGGGGCAAACACTAATTCTTCAATGCAACCAACCATAGCCACACCAACCGAACGGGCATTACCATCATTATATTCATCCGCCAAATCAAAACCGCCATTCAGAGACATATCAAGAAGTTGCACCTCTGACACATTGCCAAAGACTGCTAACTTCTGTGATATGTATTCTCTTACTGTCATTTGTTCAATGCTTTTCTTCCTCTTTTGGGCTTGTCGTCATTTTTTTCGAAAATCAATTCTGCCAAACCCTTAGAGATGAGCGATAGAGCACGGTTTTCATCAAATTCACAGATATCCCCGACAAGGTAGATTTTTGAAAATCTATCCTTGTCGCGAAACTCCTGTATAATCTTTACAACCGTCATGCCTGTACTGTTTTTGTGTCCAACGTGTATATTTGGTCAACATTACTTATGATAGGCACAACCATTGCCTGTGATGATGTGAACTCGCGCCACGGGTCATTCTTGTGGTAATGCGATGTGAGAATATACTCATCCACACCGGAAATATTCTGCCCATTGAGGGCTGTGGCAGTGGAATTGCCCACACTCGTGTAGGCTACACCAGCAACGGGACGAGATGCTTCTACACAGTCTGTCCAGACCAAATCACCAAGTTTCTCATTACATGTGAACACAACCATACCAGACTTCCATGGTGTATGATTCTGCTTCTTATAGTTAAGCTCCGTCTTAATCTGACGGGCAACCCGGTGAAGAGTAACACCAGTCCACGTCTTGTTGATAACTTCTGCTGCTTGGTTGAATCCCAATGTCGGAATCTTGTCACCGGCGAAATTCATCCCGAACGCATATTGCTCGCGTGCCTCCGTGCTCTTGTAGAAATTGATGAGTGCTGCGTCATCCATCCATATGTCTGTAATGACATTCTGGTCGGCGGCAGCCTTGTCAAAAACCTTTTGGAAATCACTAATAGGAGTAGAGACGTTCGGGGTAGACCAAAGAACAGAAGCACCGAATCTGTTTTCGTCCATATATCCGACATCAAGACGCAGACCAACAGCACCGCTTCTCTCGGCAATACCTATACCGGTTGACAGCTCGGACAGGAATACGTCTTCCAAACGCTCCCAAACACCTTCGATGCACCGCGGAAGGTCTTGAAATATAGTAGCTACAATTTGAGCAATCGGGCGCCCGCTGCGTATCATATTGTCAATCTTCTTTACTTCCTTTTCACCAAGCCAAAACTTCATACCAATCTTGGGAATCTTTCCCGTTGCTGTTTCAATCACGTCGCGTGACTTAAACGGCAGTTCGGAATCCATTGATATAATGTCTGCAGCGATACGGGTATATTCACCCTTGAGACTTGCCCAACGACCATCGTCAGAATACACAGGTGTCAAACGTTCCTTGAACAGATAAGATAATGCACCTGTATGCCTCTCATTTAATTTTTCTACAACAGATAAAATGAGCTGCGGCAAAAAGCGCTCAATAATCTCATAATAATATGATTTTTCCATACATTATGCCTCCTCGTCTTTTGTAAAGTCAATATGCGGGCATGCAGTCTTAAATGCTGCAAGAATAGATTCCATGGGATAAGGCACTGCCACTTCGTTCACTATACCCCAAGTCATAATAGAGGCTGCTGGCTCTGCGGTAAGGATAGAACGGTATAGAACACCGGCATAACTGAACCCTGTGGGAAGAGTATCATAGACATAAACGGTATTGCCATTTTCGTCTTTCACTTCAGTCTGGCTACCCGATTCTCCCTGCATTTTCGGGGTCAGCGGCATAGGTTTGTAGGTGCCGTCCTTTGTAATTATTACATGGCCGGCTTCCACCACTTTCATCGGATAGTCTGTCATGTCGAGCGTACGGCCTCCCTCAAGACCGCTGATATACTTCCTTATGACAATAGCATCCTTCCCGAAGATAATCTGCTCTTTCTTTACACTTAAATCATTTTTCATCCTGAATAACAATCTTTTTACACTTAATACATTCATTATTTGGGGCACAACTTATCGACAATAGATTTAATGTTCTCGACACTTGGCTGTTTGTCAGCAAGCGGGAACATGTCTCTGTTGCCCGGAAGAACCTGCGCTTTGGTGTTGTTCGCTACCTTCGTAAGATATTCTCCGATCTTCGCTTCATCTGCATCGTCAGCAATAGCGAACCCCTCGTCAATGCGATACTGCGGTATGCCCAACTCCTTAGCTTTGGAGATAATCAGATTTTTACGTTCGGTGACGGCTTTCTCTACTTTGAACCTGTCGTTTTCATCTTTCATGGTGTCATAACCCTCTTTCATCGTCTTTATAGAATCCAAGAGTTCTCTGATAGTCTTGTCACTTGCCGCCTTTTCTGTCTTGTACCAGTCCGGCATCTCCTTTTCTTTTTCCTTGTGTTCCCGCTCTTCTTTCTCCTTTCGCGCTTTCTCGTCTGCCGCGGCTTTGGCCGCATCTTCAAACTCTTTCCTTGCTGCTTCTTTGGCCCTTGTGGCCGCTGAAGTTGCACGGGCATCGTTTGCTTTTTGCAAACTCTCGAGGAAACTCTTCTGAGTGTTAACTACATTGTCAATGTTCTCGTCAGTAACAAGCCCTGTTGCCACCAGCCCCTCGGCATGTGCCTGAAGAATGTCATCACCTAACCCAAGGTGAGAATAACCTTGTTTTAGTTTTTGGAAAATTTTGTTTCTCATTCCTTTCGTTGCTAAATTTTTGTGTAAAATTACGTAATGACAATTTTTTTTTGTTTTTTTTGTTGTGTAGATTTGGCACAATTTGCAAATTGTGCCAAATTCGTGTTTTTCGGGGCTAAAAAGGTTGTGTATTTGAGAAATAAATGCAAAAAAATCCCGCCATCGTGTATCGTCACGTGGCGGGTTCCAAGTTTGGTGTTGTTATATCGAGTTTGGCATCGTCTTCATTGCATTGCGGCCTTGAACGTGGCCCTTATCTGCTCCTTAAGGAACCGGATGTCGGCATACAGCCGTGTCACGGCCTTTAGGGCCTCCCCGCTTGTGTCGCTGTCGTCCGGATGGTCTATTATGCCAATCACCTGGCTTACGGCCTCGCCCTCGTCAATGTCGTCGATAGTGGCGAAAATATCTTTGGCCTCGCGTACGGGTATCTGTATTGTTTCTATAGTCTGTATATTCATATTGTTCGTTTCCATATTATTTCAAGTTTTTTTAGTTGTTGTTATTGCTCTTATTCCATGTTATTTGATTTCAAAAGTGGCATTATTGCATCCATCTGGCTCGATGTTGGTCTGTTGTGCGGCCGATCCCTATCACTAACATTCTTTACTTTTACCAATTTGATATTTTCACGCCATTTGTCCCGTAAGGATTGATAGGCAAGAAGACCCGATATGTCTCTGCTAAAATATCCGAGCATCGCAGCTCTCTGAAACATAATGAATGTATCTTGGAGAGGTTGACAGACTTTCCCATCGTATTTCCACGAACATGGGACTTCCCTGTCACCAAAAAGAATTACACCATCTATTCTGTCGGGGATGTAATTGCAATCAATATCATAAACATATCTGTCTATCCTCACGGGAAAACCGCATTGTGTCTCATATCTGAAAGTCGGATTGCTCTTACTGCCCTCGCTGTTCTCTTGATTTTTGGGGCTTTCCTCTTGATTTTTGGGGCTTTCAATAATAAAAAGCAAAAGTATTATACCAAAGATTACCATTCCTAAAAGTATTCCTAAAAGTATTTCCATTTTATTCCCTCCTTAAATTAAAAAATCCTTGTAAGTTTCCCGTCCGAGGGGTTGCCGCCGAAAATATTGTGAATCATCGCACGGCCTTTCTCCGTGAATACGGTATATGAGTTCGTGCCCACGCTGCCGTCGTTGCGCGTGAACTGGTGCGTGCGCATCTTGGTGTAGCCCTTTCCCTGGTACTTGGCCGTGAGCATCCACGTGCCCGACTGGTAGAACATTACCTTGCGCTCTTTGAGTGCCTTGTGGAACTTGGCTGCGTCCATGCCTATCTCTTTGGCTATCTGCGTGGACGTGTAGGTATTGACACTCTGTAACACTTCGTCAACGTACTTCACTTTCGGAGCGGCTTGGCGTAGTTGGGCATCTTGCAAAGCATTCTTTTCTTCGAGTGCACGTACTTTTTGTTCTGCCATCTCAACTCTCTTTTGCAAAATCTGTTGGGAACGCATTAGGATGTAGTCATCATCTTTAAGCATAAGTTCACGCTTGTTGAACTCATTAATGAAACGTTCCTTAAACTCACCGGCCTTTGCGCCTGTGTACCCCATGACAAGGAACGAAAAGCCATCCTTGGTCATTTCGTAGGCTTTCTGAATACGTCCCCGACTATCGGTGTATTCAATAACGCCAAAATTGGCGGCATTAAAATTTGACGAACACGAGAGATTTTCAATATCTCTCACAACTTTGTTGTGTTCCTTTCCGAACACCTGTGCAACGATTAACGATGTGGTCACATCATTGCCATTGCTGTTTTGAATAACTAATTCTGCCATCTTGTAGCTTTTTGATGGTTTAAGGTGGACATAAAAAAGCGGCCACCATACACGCTGCTACAAGATGGCTGCACACTCCGAGAGGCACAATTAATCTTACGTGTAGGCGACCGCCTATATATTAAAGTATGGGGCATAAAAAATGCCCAAATCAACTTTGAGCAACTTAACCGGTTGCCCAACGGAGCAGATACGACTGCCATCTTGTAGCGTTGCAAAGTTACGCATAATTTTCATATTACCAAAGAAAAACCGAAAAATTTTCAAAAATATTTCTTTGAGTG